TTTAGAGAAAGAACTTAGGGAATACTTAATTTACACCGGACAAGGCGATTTTTATCGAGATATGATGAAACAACGCCGGGTGCTAAAACAACGCAAATTAGAGGCGGCAAGGGCCGCCGCAAAACGTAAAAGTGATATAACAGATATCACAGTAGCGATAATAGGACTAGGCATTGTAGTAGGCGCACTCGCCGCTATGGTGGCAATTGTGCAGAGACTATAGTGAGGAAATCATGGCAGTAGCAAAGAAAAAAGTGGCTAAAAAGAAGGTAGCCAAAAAGAAGGTAGCTAAAAAGGCGTCCCCAGATCAAAGAATGGACGTTCACGAAGCTGAGTGTGCGCTTCGCTATAAAGCCATTGAAGAAAGACTTGAAGCAGGAAGCGAGAAGTTTGACAAGCTAGAAAGGTTAGTTTGGGGTATTTATCCCCTTATCATACTGCTTTATATTGTTGAAAAGATTGGGGCTCAGTGATGAAACTTGATCCGGTCCTTCTAAACACAGCTCGTAGATACTCGATGCTAGCCTACGATAAGGCCATTCCAAACGCTGTAAAGATAGAGTCTACGCTAACCTCCACCACTGCGTACTTCGCGCAACGTAAATCCATAGACATTATCGCCTTTAGAGGAACGCAACAGGGACGTGATTGGTTTACAGATGCCTTTGTAGTACCTGTACCGTATGCGGGTCGGCTATGCCATGGTGGTTTTACTATAGCCCACAAGTCCGTGTGGAAAGAACTGGAAGAAATGATTGACTGGAACAAGCGCACGTTGATATGCGGTCACAGTCTCGGTGGGGCGTTGGCAGAACTGTCCTGCGCGCTTATACACAAGAAACATCCAAATTTGAACCTTGTTACGTTCGGTAAGCCCAACACGTTTTTCAAGGGATTCAAACGTCCTATGGAGCTGGACAATCAGATTTCGGTGGTGCAGGGCAGTGATATGGTAGCGAGAGTCCCCCGCCTTTGCTACGGTCCCAGCATGAGCCAGACTATGCTGTACTTTGCCAACACCGGCGACGATCTGATTGATCCATCTTCCTACTTTCGCAAAAACGACAGAAGCATAAAGGACGCTATCTCTGACCACATGATGGACGGATATGCGGCAAGACTGAAACAGTTTTTAAAAGACCAGAAGGAAAAGAAATGAGACTTTTGATATGCGCAGTTGCACTGCTATGCGGTGGATGTACTTCGGTAGAACAGGTGATGGAAAACAAAGAGCTGTATTGTTCTGGAGTCTACAAAGGCACTAGGGCCGTAGGCAGGTCGCTCCTGTCTGCTACCACAGGCGTGGTTGTCCCTGACGTTTGCGATACCATCGACGACATAGTCGCTGAAGAAAATGGCGTTTAAGCTCAAAGGATTACTTAAACTTGTAGCTCCTACGGTCGCTACAGCCGTCGGCGGTCCTATGGGCGGCATGGCGGCAAAAGCGGTTGCACAGGTACTGGATTGCCCTCCTGAGCCAGAGGCTATTGAAGAAGCTCTTGAGAACGCACCGCCAGAGAAGCTCGCACAGGTCAAGCAGGTCGATAAGGATTTTGCGCTCAAGATGAAACAGCTTGACATAGACCTCTTTTCGCAAGAAATGGAAGATCGAAAAGACGCTAGAAAGGCGTTCGCCCGAGATTTAACCCCCAAGATGTTCTGTATTCTTGCTCTTGTGCTTTACGGGGTGTATGTAATGACTGTAACCATTATGCCGCACGACCAGAATGACGAGACCATAATCTCGCTGGTTCTAGGCCAGCTATCCGGTATTTTGGGTACTTGTGCCGCTTTTTTCTATGGAGGAAAGGGTCGTGGCTGATAGATTGATAGAAATGCTTCGCAGGCACGAAGGTGTCCGCAACCATGTTTATCGTGATACTGAAAATTTGGAGACCATCGGCGTTGGGAGATGTATCGCGGAGGGCTCCTTGGGGCTATCTGACGATGAGGTGGACTATCTCCTAGCTAACGACGTGAAAAGAACTATCGAGGAGCTTTCTGGGACCTTTAACTGGTACGAAACGCTCGACCCTGTACGTCAGGACGTAATGATTTCGCTGTGTTTCAATTTGGGCCTGACCCGCTTGTTGAAGTTCAAAAAGGCACTGGCAGGCATGGAAAACAGCGATTGGGAGACCGCAAGAGCTGAATTCATGGATTCTCGTTGGAGTACCCAAGTAGGTCAACGTGCTGTAGAATTGACAGATATGCTCGTCACGGGTCAATATCTGGGTGCTTAACCATGGCTTTTTTTCGATTAGCCCTCAAACCGGGCATTGACAGACAAAACACAGAATATGGTGCTGAAGGCGGCTGGACAGACGGCGACAACATCCGTTTTCGTTATGGCCTACCTGAAAAAATAGGGGGCTGGCAAGAATTTAATTCTGACTATCTGGTGGGTTTTGCCAGCGATATCTTTGCTTGGACCTCCCTTGATGGCACCCCTTACGTTGCCGTAGGCACTAACCGCAAGTTATACGTTGAAACGGGTGGTGCTTTTTCTGACATTACCCCAATTCGTTCTACCACAGCCGCAGGAGATGTTACTTTTTCTGCGTCCTCAGGCTCTGCGGTTTTAACTGTTACAGACCCCAGTCATGGGGCTATTGAAGGTGACTTTGTTACTTTTTCAGGAGCTGTGTCCCTTGGTGGTCAAGTAACCGCTGATATTCTCAACAGCGAATACGAGATCAGTTCAATCGTTGACGTAGATACCTACACGGTTACCGCACCTGTCACCGCTGATGGGTCCGATACAGGTAATGGGGGTTCTTCGGTAGTCGGAGCTTATCAAATTAACATAGGGGCAGACCTAAGTTATTTTGACTTTGGCTGGGGGACAGGCTCGTGGGGAGACAGCACATGGGGAACGCCAAGAACAGGCACTACTGGCGTTGCTTTAGAAGCTAGAATTTGGCAGTTTGACACTTTCGGTGAAGACCTCATTTGTCAATATACCGATGGCTCAACTTACTACTGGGACCTAAGCGCAGGCACCGCAACACGCGCCGCAATTGTCACCAATGCCCCTACAACAAGCAAATACGCCATTGTCTCCACTCCTGATCGTCATTTGGTCCTTTTAGGCACTGAGACCACAATTGGCGATTCATCTACTCAAGACCCGATGTTCGTTAGATTCTCCAATCAGGAGGACGTGAACACTTGGGCAGAAACCGCTACCAATACAGCAGGCGGACAGAGGCTTTCAGACGGTAACCAAATCATCACCGCTATCCGTTCTCGTGGTCAGATTCTAATTTTAACGGACACCTCACTGCACGGTATGCAGTATATCGGGCCACCCTATACATTCGGCTTCAATCAACTAGGAGCGAACTGCGGATGCAGTGGTCCTCATGCCGCAATTGATGTAAATGGTGTGGCCTTTTGGATGGGCAAAGAAGCCTTTTATGTGTTTGACGGCACAGTCAAAAAACTACCCTCTACAGTGCAGGATTATGTCTTTGATGACATAAACCTTAATCAATCCTACAAAATCGCGGCCTCCCTCAACTCTCAGTTTAATGAGGTAACTTGGTTTTATTGTAGTAGTGGCAGTGACTATGTTGACCGCTGTGTGACGTTTAACTACCTTGAAAACACTTGGGCGTATGGTACTCTTTCTCGCACTGCATGGCAGGACGTAGGTGCCTATCCTTACCCCTTAGCCACAGAATATTTGCGCACAAACACATCTAACACTATCAGCACAATCTATGGCCTGACCGCTGGCAGAACCTTAGTGTATGAGCACGAAAGGGGCACAAACGCCAACGGCGATCCTATTACAGCCTTCATTACGTCTGGTTATTTTGATATTGGGGACGGGGACCAGATGATGTACATGAAGCGATTTATTCCTGACTTCAAGGACCAAGACGGTAATCTGACCGTGAACCTGTTTTTGCGTGCATATCCGCAGGCCACGGCAACATCTAGCTCTCTTGACCCTTATGTCATCACGCCGACTACAGAAAAAGTAGACACTCGTGCGCGTGGCAGGCAGATACAACTAAAAATCACTAGCGATGAAGTCAACACAGCATGGCGATACGGTACAATGCGTGTGGATATCCAGCCTGATGGTCTCCGATGAGCAAGATACAGAATGTTCGACTACCCAACGCGGCAACAGGCGACTATAATCCAGAGCAATTCAACCAGCTGGTGCGGTCGCTTGAGCAGATTATTTTCCAGCTTAATTCTACTTACACGCCAGTTACTAGCGAGAACACACTGTCTGCCGTGTCGTGGTTTGAATCCCGTGGCGGAGAGGACGAGTCAGTGGCAACACCAATAACCTTCCCATCGAGTTCGCTAGACGCCTTTGGCAGGCTTGTCACTGTCCAGCCGTAT